TATGAGAGAGCTAGCTGGTGATGAAGCAGCTGGACAATTCTCAGTAGCTTTGTTGCACAACATGGCTGTTCCGGGAGTTATCCTTAGTCCTAAAGACGACACAATGGGTGGTCCAAGTAGAGAAGAAGCAGAAGCAATTGCTCAATCTTTCAAATCAAAATTCGCTGGTGCCAATAGAGGAGCACCAATGATTATGACTGGTTCAATGGATGTAGATGTAGTTTCATTTACACCAGAACAAATGAATTTAAAACAATTAAGAAGATTACCAGAAGAGAGAGTTTCTTCTGTACTTGGTGTCCCAGCAATACTCGCCGGTCTCGGTGCTGGACTAGACGCAGCAACCTACAACAATACGAAAGAATTAAGAGAGTTTTTTACAGAACAAAAAATGATTCCTATGTGGAGTGCAGTTGCTCAAGAAATTTCACATCAATTACTACATGATAATTTTGAAAAAGAAAACTATGAATATTTTTGTGCTTACGACTTAGACCAAGTCAGAGCACTAGCAAGCGATAAAAAAGACCAAGTATTAACAATGAACTCTGGTGTACAGGGTGGCTTTGTTACTGTTGGTGAAGCTAGAAGAGCTTTGGGGTTAGACACAGATGGAAGTCACGATGTATACCTTAGACCATTGAATATGATTGCAGTAGCAGAAGGTGATACAGGGATTATGAACTCGACTAACGAGGAGCCCGTCCCTTCTGTGCCTGCACAAGAAGAAGATGACGAAAAAGCTACTTTAAATACATCTAGATTTCAGCCAGAAGTTCGTAGAACTAAAAGAACTATAGGTAAAAGAAAACCTACAAAGAAGACAGTAACTATTGATTTACATATGGAATTTGCTTCATCAGAATCAGAGTTTGTTCCTATTGAATTGAAAGCTGCTCCAATATCAGCTAAGGTTAAGAAAGTATTACAAAAGAAAGTTGCAGACCACAATGCCAAAGACCCAAAATATAGAGCAAGTTATGGAATGTTGGCAGCTGTATTCAGACGAGGTGTTGGTGCCTATAGAACAAACCCAGCTTCTGTGCGAGGTAATGTTTCTTCAGCAACCCAATGGGGAATAGCTAGAGTAAACGCTTTCTTAAAAGGTTTGAAAGGTAAATTTCCTAGAACTGCTTTCGACCAAGATTTACTTCCTAGTGGTCATCCATTAAGTTCTAAAAAATCAATAAAAGCAACTTCCGTTAGTGTTGGTGATACAGTCAGCTGGTCTATTAATAAAGACCCAGACCCACCATCAACTGTTCACGGTATTGTTTCTTCTGTAAATTCTGATAAGAAAGAAGCAACAATGGTTGTTTGGGCAATTATGGAAAATGGTTCTCATCAAAAAACTGATAGAAGCGTAACAATGCCTTTTTCTAAATTAACAAAGATAAAAGATTGGAGAGATTCAAAAGCTCCAAAAGATATAACAAATTTTCCTAGTTCTGGAGATAACCAAAAAATAAGTTTGAGCAATTCAAACTTTAAACAGTTTCCAGATAAAGCATACGTGGACAACTTAAAAGAGAATTACCCGAAAATATGGAGAAGAGCTGGTACCGGTGGTAACCCTCCTACTTCATTTACTGGTAATGATGCCTATAGAAACTGGACAAAGTACAAAGCAGGCGACAGAAGTGCTTCAGTACTTAGCTGGGTGAAAAGACGAGAACGTTTTATGTCTCGTCACCAAGGAAACACTCGTTTGAATGGAATTATCGCCGTCATGAAATGGGGAGGCGTAACGAAGTCTGGCGTATCTGCAATGAAGAAAATTGTCAATGAACAGAAGAAAAAGGAAGATGCCCGAAGTAAGAAGGCTATAGACCTAATTACAGGGAACACTGACGATTTGACAGATTAGAATAGTATATGATATATGAAAGGTATATATTAAAGCGAGTGAGATATGGAAAATAATAAATTTAACAAGTCAATAGAATTTAAAACTATTGACGATGAAAAAGGAAGTGTAGAAGCTGTATTTTCAGTTTTTAACAATGTCGACACAGACGGCGACGTTGTTCTTCCGGGTTCAATAAAGTCTGGATTCAAAGATAACCAAGTCCCAATGGTGTTTGCACACAAGTGGGACCAGCCAATTGGAAAAGGTGTCATAACTTCAGATGACAGTAAAGCTACATTCACAGGAAGTTTCTTTATGGAAACTGAGGCTGGTAGGGAAGCTTATAATCTAGCAAAAGAAATGGGCGACCTACAAGAATGGTCATTCGGTTTCCGAATAAACGACTATGAATCCGGTAAGTTTAAAAAAGATGGTATGGAAGACGAAATTGATGTTCGTTTCTTAAAAGATTTAGAAGTCTTTGAAGTTAGCCCAGTACTCGTGGGTGCTAACAGACAGACTTACACACTCGCTATTAAGTCTGGCGAAGAAGCTGTTTATGAATCAGATAATATTAATGAAGAAAAAGCAGTTAATAATGAAGATATTTTTGACAACCAAGAAGATGCTCAAAAAAGAGCAGAAGAGCTAGGTTGTTCCGGAACTCATATTCATGAAGTGGAGGGCAAAGAAGTTTATATGCCATGTTCTACTCATGATGCTTATGAGGAAATGATTGCTAACAACTCCAAAGGTGGAGAAGAGTCAGAAGATAGTTCTTCTTGCAACTGTAACTGTGAAAAACATGCAGATGTACAAGAAGAAGTCAAGTATCACAATTGCTCTTATGGAGATGATGGCAAGTGTGCCAAAGATATGGCAAAAGGTTTAGAGATTTCAGATGACGATTCCAGCATGACAGGAAAACGTTTTTCTGACGAGGTTAAAGATGTGCTTGCAGCATTAGAGAGCCTCATTGTGAGAGCGAAAGCAATTTCGGTCTTACGTGAAAAAGATGGAAGAGTAATATCGGAGAACGCTAGTTCTGCTCTTAGAGCAGTTCAAGAGGACTTAAATGACGCTTGGACAGAAATAGATTCTATTTTAGATGAAGTTTCTGAAACTGAGGAAGCTCCTGTAGAAGAAGAAGCTCCAGTATCCGAAGCTCCTGTTGAAGAAATTCAAGAGGAAGTTGAAGTAGCTGAAGCTGAAGTTGAAACAGAAGTTGTTGAAGTAGAAGAAATCATTGAAGATGATTCTGATTCTGAGACCGAAGAGTCTGAAGTTGAAATTGAAACAGAAGCTCCTTCTTTAGAAGAAGTTGATGATGAGATAGACGCTTTATTCGCAGAGGGACAAGCATTAATTGCAGACTCTCTTGAAATTGAACTAGACGACGAAGTATAAGTAATAATTTATTTTGGAGAATAATATAATGGCAAATTATAAAGAAGACATTTCCAAGGTAAGGGCTGAGTTAAAAGAGGCTTTTGATTCTGCAACTGATGGTAAATATACCCCAGAAGCAAAAGAAAAAATCAAAGGTCTTAACACTGAGCTTGCTGGTCTTATTGACGCAGAAAACTTAGAGCGTACCAAAGCTAAAAATGAAAAAGCTATGGAACAAGAAGTTTATGCATCAGAGGAGCCACAAGCTGGTCCATCTACTGTAGGTGAAGCATTCGTTAATTCTGATGCTTATAAAGGCTACAAAGAAGATGGAGTCAAAGGTGTAGACTCAACAGTTAAGTTCTCACCAGCATATGGTGAAAAGGCAACATTAGGTGCCGGACTTACTGCATCCTTCCCACCGGAAGTATTAAGACAACCGGGAATCTTAGAGTCAGCTCTTAGAGACCCAGATGCCGTCATTGGTCTATTCGACCAGATTGAAACAAGCCAAAATTCATTTGCATATATGGAAGAAACAACTTTCACAAATGCTGCTGCCGAGCAATCAGAAGAAGCTACTACAGCTGAAGCTGAGCTTGACTTCACAGAGCAAACTGCACCAATCCGTAAGGTTGGCGTTTTCTTGCCTGTAACAGAAGAATTGTTAGCAGATGTAAATGGAATTCAAGGTTATGTCAACTCAAGACTAGGAACAATGATGAAACTACGTTTGGACAACCAACTCCTTTCCGGAGACGGTTCTGCTCCAAACATGGAAGGTGTATTAACTAAATCTGGAATCAATGCATTTGACTACGCTTTACCATACGCTGGTGAACTAGGAAAAATTGGTCAAATCTACCAAGCAATCACTGAAATCAGAAAAGATGCTTTCGTAGAACCAGATGCAATAATAATGCATCCATCAGACTGGTATGACATCGTAACATCCGTCACAGACGTAACAACAAGTGGTTCAAAGAACCCATTATTTGTTGTTGCTGGTGGCTTTGGTGCAGATGCTACTCCAAGAATTTGGGGACTTCCAGTCGTAGCTTCCACTGCAATATCAGCAGGTACCGTACTTGTTGGTAAATTCGGTGGTGGCGAAGCAGCTCACGTTGTAATGCGAAGTGGTCTAGACCTTGCTGTCTCAGACTCACATAGCGACTTTTTCCTCAAAGGAAAACTAGCTATTAGAGCTACAATGAGAGTCGGTCTTGCTGTTTACAGACAAGAAGCTTTCTGTAAGATTACAAACATGTAATTAGTTCAATATTATCTGGGGTAGTTACCCTGCCCCAGATAGAACTATTAAATTTTTTTATTAAGGAACAAAAATGGAATATATAAAAGTAGAAAATGATATTTGGAAACTAGCAGACGGAAGTCTCT